TGTTGCATATATTTCGCTTGCATTGTCGGTTGTTGGTACGGCAGCATCAATGCTGGCAGTACTACTTGCTCCAAAGCCTCAAATTGATGGTCCAGATGCGCCTAGCCGCCGTGAGCGCAGGTTTAATCCTCGCTTTGGTTTCGACAGCGCTCAAGACTTGGCTCAATATGGCAGCCCAGTCAATCTTGTCTACACAGACATTGATGCCAATCCCAACGGCGGCGTAAGGGCCGCCACTTCGCTGCTGTGGTCTGCTGTGCATAGCTATGGCGCTAGGCAGTATATGCAAATATTGGCCACTGTTGGCACTTCTGATATTGTGGAAATTGCCGCTGAACGCATTGCATTCGGTCAAACCCCCGCTCGACAATTTGTTAACACTGGCAATTGGTTCTATTTCCGTTCTGGTGGTCCCATAACATTTGATAATCTTCTGAAAGGAGATTCGCAGGATCCAGCAAGGTTTGGACGACCACCAGTTGACACGGTTTACAAGCCATATATTGTTGCTCCAAATGCTTTTGACGGATTTAGTCAGTCATTTTCTCCGTCATCATTTGCATCTTTTGGCATTGAAAGTCCCATCCCAATTAATGTGGACGTGTATGAAAGGGATACAGATGGTCGCCCTGTTGACAGCGATAATAGGATTACTGTTGAGCAAAGAGGCTCTTATTGGCCTAATACTTACGGAGCGTCAAGACTGCCATTTCCCATTGGTCATCGAATTGTCTTAGAAATTGCAAAGAATGATGGCAAGGGAAATATAGCAGAAAAGCAAGCAGAAGAAGATCGCCTTGTAGCTGCTTCTGCCATGGACGTAGCGAGCATTTACAAGCTTGGCAGTGCAAAATTCAAGGTGGTTGGAATTGATGGTGATGATGATTTGGATTCCAAGAGGCTAAATGTCACGCTGGAATGCTTTGACGATATTGGTGGAATTAATGGCGGCTACGGACCATGGGAAGATTATGCCACTCAAAGCGTAAGGGATCAAGCGCAAGAGCTTAATCAATTGTTGCCCACGTTAAAAGCAAATTTGAAGGCAAAAGAAGACGAGTTGGCATTTAACATGCCAATCACGATTACCAATTTGACAGCAGCACAACAAAATGCCTATGCGGCATTTAATAGCAAGATTGATGAAATTGAAGACTTACTTGACGACATTGCTTATATTGTCAGAACGCCATCCCAGATGGACGAATACGTACTAGAAAACAGAAATTTATTTCCAAATGATATTATTAGGCTTGCAGATGATATAAACGTGCTCGAAAATGACATGGAAAATGAGCGTGAGGAAATTGTGGAGGAGCGCAAAAAGGCCAAGCCTGATACTAAGGAAATCGCAAGAAGAAGGGTAAAAATTGCGGAAACAAAAGTTACCATTAGGGGCCTCAGGAAAAAGCTTGAATTTTATATTCGGGATAGAAACTTTGCAGATCAAAAATTATTCAACTATCTATCAAGCATCGAGACTGTTGTCAATGATGTGCAACGGCAATTTTCAACAATTCAAGGCTACCAAGTTATAAATAATACAGACTTCTCCGACCTGATAGATGCTCGCAGAAGACTTGGCACGTTAAACGCCCTGCAGGAAAGGCGCATTCTTAAAAGAGTTAGAAACAGGATGCGTCAGATTGAGAGCAGAATTGCCAGTCTCATTCAAATTGACTATCCTGCAATGGACAGGAGAAATCAAGGCCTTGCTGCCGAAATTTCTTCCATCCAAAGTCAAATTGCTGCCATTGAAGCTGAACTGGCGAGTCCTGAATCGCTGAATGATTATCTTGCGACTAAGTGCTTAGTAAAAATCTCTCAGGCATCGTATGAAACAATTTCCGCCTGCAAAGTGGTTAATTTTGCAATCAAGGGAAAGGCGTTTATGCGAGTGCAAGGACGACAGAAAACATATGGAGAAGTGAACGTAGACGGCTATCGCAATTCTGATAACGGGCTGAAATTTAGAAGCGCGTTTTTCTTGATGTTTGCCAAAGAAGCAAGCGCTCCTGATTCGAGCTGGAGACTAGTGCCTCGTGTGTTTGTTCTGCGCAGAGCCGCCGATAATGAATTCTTTTTCCCAGTCTATTTTGATGCTCCAGACAATACAAAGCGTTGGGCCTTCAGATTTGAGCCTGTATTTGATGTGCCATCAGAGGCGCTTAAATATGGAGCATTAAGATTTGCCTATTTGAACGCAGGGCAAAATTTAAGCTCTCCCAATAGTATTGACATCCCTGGCATACCAGGAGCAAAAGTGTTGTACTTTGGAGCGGACAGAGCCCCAGGCAGAGATAATCTCCCCCCTAAAAACAAGAGTCCTTTTGCTCTTGATGAATGGGCACTGTATTCTCCTTCCATGGTGCTAAGGGCTAGTGACGATAGGGATCGTATTGCTGCTTGCTCTTCTGATTGCAACATTCAATTTTCTTTTGATGCTGGCCCAGAGTTTGAGATTACAGCAGTAACAGAACAGCAAGACGATCCACGCTACGCAGCAAATTATCCCGACATTTATGCTGGGATGTCGCTTGCTGGTTTTAATTCTTTTAGCGGCAAAGAAATTAGAAACCTCAAGTCTTTAAGCGTGTTTGTAACAAAGGGAAAGAGGCTCAGGCGAATTGTTGGGCCAGACGCAAATGGACTGTCTTCCTACCCTGTCAATCCAGACGGACAGAGCAATTATGCTCCTGATATTTTTCTTGACACTGTGCTTGATAAGCAAAATGGCATTGGTCAATTTGCTGATCCAGCGGGCATTGACATTGATCAGCTTGGTATAAGCAAAAGAATGTGCAAGACGATGGGATATTTTATGGATGGAGTGATTGCGGATGCTCGTGCATGGCGTGAATTTTGGGCTGAGATTGCGCCTTATAGCATGTTGGAATTTGCTCGCATTGGTGGACGGGACACATTAATTCCGGCGTTGCCAGTTGATGCCACTGGCAGAATCTATAGGCAAATCACTATCAGTGCATTGTTCAATCAAGGCAACATTTTGGAGGATAGCTACAAAGAGGAATTTCTTGATTATGGAGACTCAACTCAAGATGTCATTGCAACAATTATTTACAGGGCCCCTGAACGCGATGGTGTTTTCCCGCAGAATACAAGCTTAACCGTCAAGCTAGCTGATGCCTACGAAAACGACGCAAGGCGAGCAAGTTTTGATTTGTCTCAATTTGTCACATCTCGCACGCAAGCATTGCATTATGGAATGATGATGTGCATGCAAAGGCGACATGTTCGCAGGGCCGTGGAATTCAAAACGTTCCCCACTGAAGCACCAGTCAAACCTGGCTCATACATTTATGTGCAGTCTGATGAAAACCGATGGGACAATATCAAAAGTGGAGTTATAGAGCAAGACGGGGCGCTGAATCTTCCGTTATCAGAAGAGCCGGTGGACGGCACGTTTAGCGTGCTCATCTACGATGGCGCAGATGAAGTGAAGAGCCTGCCTTCTGTAGGCGTATCTAACAGCGTAGCAACAAGTCTCGCCGCCTACGAGGGATGGTTGTTTGTCCTAGGCACTCAATTAACAAATAAGAGAGTGTTTAAGGTGGTAGAAGTGGAGATGGACGAACAAGGGGAAGTGACTATCAGGGCCAACGAACACCCATGCGTTGAAGAGGGTGGCATCACGCGCTCATTGATTGCTCAGCAAGATGAAACCTTATTTACCATTGATGGATGATGTAATTTAGAATTTTGCTATCATGAACGAAAAGCTTTAAGACAATGCCTTTTTATACTGGTCGCACTGGTAAGCTGCGTCTTGGCGGCAGCGAAGTGTCGAAGGTTCGTAATTGGACTCTTGATACTTCTGTGAATATGCTGGATACCACGGCACTGGGAGATACTGCGAATACTTTCACCCCTGGCTTGTTTAGTGCCACTGGCAGTGCTGCACTGTCGTATTACAATGGCGATACAACTGACGTTACCAATCTTCTTGAAAAGATTGCAAAGACTGGCGCCATCACTGACAGCGACGAAGTAAGCCTTACTTTTGAAGTGGGGACAAATCAACTCTTTGCTGCTGATGCGTTTATCAATAGTGCAAGCATCACATCGTCCACTGATGAGCTGACTACTGTTTCGTTTAACTTTACCATCAATGGTCCCCTGACCACGGTTACGCTTACTGGCACCACTTGATGCAATGTGGATATTGTCCGTACAATAGAATAATGAACGCTGAAGCGAAATGACATTTTTTGTTGGCCATACAGGCGCGATTAAGCTTCAGCGAGCAGGTGAAAACACTTTCACGGCGAGTGTTGTGCCCGACGACGTAAACACATTATTAAATCGCTTTAGCTTTGATGACAGTAACGATAACTTAATCACTGGTGACTTTTTAGAAATTTCAACAGAAGATCCTCGTGGGCTTTTATTTGTGCCTGCCATGGCTGGGGATCCTGTCACTGAAAATTTCAGGGCCTATGCCCATATCAATGCTGTTGGGGGCATTCGTTTGTTCCCC